TTCCTGCAAAACTACTACAACAAAACCCCTGGCCTGGTGGAATTAAAACCATCGGTCAACCTCACCCCCGTCCAAGCCAACTCTACACTTCGTTTGAAAAAGAAAGGCCGATAATGTTAGACGCATTCTTGAAGTACATGAAACAAGCTATCGGTGAATCAACGAGAGATCGTGTTCGCGTTATCAACATGAAAGACCATCAGACCATGCCAGGCGTGGTGAATGCTCTGGTAGTAGGTGATGATGGATCTATCACCCAGGAGAAGTATGAAGTAGCGCTGGCTCCAAATAGTATGGTCGCCAAGACTCTCAGGCAGTTCACAGAATCACTTGTATCCAAGATGGTGGCAGAGGATTACGAAAAAGCCGATATCTATATCGGTGATGAAAATATCGTTTGCTATTTCATGGTGGATACTGATTCTGAATACCATCGGATGGAATCATTGACTCTCAGCCTTGATGCCACCCAGGCTTTTGAATTTGCAAGCAACAAGCAAGTAGCAAAAGCAACAGCGCTAAAGTACAACATCATGGAGTTGTTCACAGGGTATGATAAGGAAGGCCAGAATCCAATCATTAGCCTGGTGCCATTGCTGTCTGAGATCAGTGTCAGTGAACGCAAGTCAGCGAAACAAACCAATACCGCGAACAACAACAGTATTGGTTTAGATGTTCAACAAGACCTGGTGTTGAACGATAACGATGTTATACCCGAGTTGGTTACTGTCCCTGTCAGAGTGTACGAACAGGTTGATTATGTTCATCAAATAACCATGCTGTTCAGGTATGACTTTGACAGCGGCAACTTCATTCTTTCCCCTGTGCAATCTGATGTCGATGCTGCATGTGACACCACTGTTGCATACATCACCGATATCGTTGACAAGATTGATTTGAAGACTGGTGAGCATCGCATCTTCCCTTGCGCTATTACCATACCATCAGCTAGCGCCAGCATCTAATCCCATGCTTAAACCAAAACACTGCCTGCAACATCGTGATAGACCGGTTCATTCTCGTGGCCGATGCAAGTCATGCTATGTATCGATCATGAGGATGATTAAATCCGGTGAACTCACTGACAAGCAGGCAGTGTTGAAGGGATATTTCCTGCCGAGTTACGGGGATATTGTGCCGAAAGAAAAGCGGCGCTGCATTAACCACAAAAAACGACAGCCATACGCGAGAGGATTGTGTATGCCATGTTATCGTTCGATACGCAATGCCATTAAGGCCGGCACCCTTGATGAGACAAAAGCTGTGCGTGACGGGTTGATATTGCCATCGACACATGGATAACCAATGACCTTGACCAAGGTGTTAAACGGCCATGTCATTGAAGTGGCAAAGGGATTGCCTGCCAACTGGTTTCATTCGATATTGACTAGCCCGCCTTATTGGCAACTCAGGGATTATAAAACACCACACCAGCAGTGGCCGGCGATGGGATATGTACCCATCAGTGGATTCAAGCCAGTCAAAGTAAAAGCCTGGACGGGTGAACTCGGTCAGGAACCAACGATTGATATGTTTATCGCCCACCTAGTCTATGTGTTCCGTGAGTTAAAACGAGTACTGCGGGATGATGGAACGCTGTGGGTGAACCTCGGCGATAGTTATATCGGCAATGGTAGCAACAGTGACACCTATACCACTGGATTAGAAGGCCGTGTCAACAGTGCTACCCAACCATCGCGTGCAACGAAGAAAGATAATACTATTGCCGCAAAGAACAAATGCGGTATCCCCCATCGTTTTGCTTTAGCTATGCAGGCTGATGGGTGGATCTGGCGAGATGATATTATCTGGCATAAGAGAAGTCCCATGCCTGGTAGCCAGCGTGATAGGACTTCGGTTGCACATGAGATGGTGATGATGTTCAGTAAGAAGCGTCATTACTTCTATGACATCCATTCCATCCTCGAAAAGTCATCAGACAATACCCATAACCGTGGCAAAGGGATCACACCCAAGTCCAGCCTGGCAGAGAAGGGTACGAAGAATAACAACAGTTTCGCCGAGTCGGTGAAGCACAAGGTGGATAAGCGGTATCCTCGATCGGTGTGGACCTTATCCAGTGAGCCGAGCAAGGAACTACACTTCGCCACCTGGCCCACCAAACTGGTGAGGAAGATGGTCTTGGCATCCACCAGCGAGAAGGGGTGTTGCTCTAAATGCGGGAAGCCCTGGTTCAAGATCTTGAAGCGGAAGCGGTTCGCTACCAGGTCAGGTGCCGGGAGTAAGGTCAAGAAGATCGGCGGATGGGCGTACGGCAAGGGAAGCCACGATGTGAAACAGCACAACACCCCGGAGAGCCGATTAGGCCGTGGCCTTCACCCCGATTCCCCTTATCAGGACCATCATGGAACCATATGCGGCAACAGGGATCCGCAGAGGCATACCACCAAACTTGTCATGAAGGGATGGCAGAAGCCTTGCGAGTGCGAAGCGGATATAGTTCCCTGCCGAGTACTTGACCCGTTCGGAGGCATGGCAACCACAGGCCTGGTGTGTGAACGACTGCATCGAGAGTGTACCGCTATTGAACTGAGTCCCGCCTACGCATCCAGGGCGGAATCCAGGCTCGAACAGATCAGGCAGGAAGAAGTGGGGATGTTCTACAGGAGTCAGCAATGAAGCAGAATCTTACTATCTCCGAAGCGCTGGACCTGCCGATGCCGCGTTCTGTGAATATGGAGAGGAGTTGATCGGCGGCAACAACGCTGTTCCCACTAACGGCAAAGATGCGTTACAATACTGGCTGAATAAGTTGCCATCGTACGAACGCAAGTTGCTTAACACGATGGTTCATATGGCCGACAAGGTAGGACTGGACAGTATTGCAAGGGCAGCAGGGGTATCGTTGACAAGCAGTGCCTTCCGACCTGCGATCAAGAACCTGGAATCGCTGTCGTTCCTCGAACGTGATGGCAACCTCTATTCCCTTGGGAAGATGTTCGGATGAAACCAAAAGGCTGCATGAACCATCCATTGAGGACTATCTACGCGAGAGGGCTTTGCCCCTCGTGTTACCAGTTCCTCCAACGCCAGATCAATCGCGGTGACTTCACCGAGAAGCAGGCGGTGAAGATGGGGAAGATGCTTCCCCGTACGAAAGGATGGCCTGGCACTAACAACCCCAGGAGGATCAAGCCATTTCCGACACGTTGAGGCAAAAACGCCGGTCCAGCATGGAGGACATGGCCGATGCTTTCTCAGATCGGTTTGCCGGTGCTAAAGGCATCGCTGAAATCTATCACCAGATACTGTTCTCCCCGGAGACGACTGCTGCCACGAAAGCCAAGATCCTGACGAAGATGGCGGATTACTTTGCAGCAACGACTAAGCAGTATGGTGATAGAGAGCGAATCGCAGGGATGAGTACCGAGTACATCGAGGCGCGGTTACGGAAACTACTGAAAGACAATGATGGCGTAGTTCCCATACCAGGCGTAACACTTCATGCCAACCCAAGCCCCCTTCCCCAAGAAGAAGAAAAAGAACAGGGACAAGGAGCTCCTCAAGTGGAAAGACTTGAAGGAGAGGTTGGAGAACCTACGCCACCAGGATGATGTCAAGATTCCTTCGCCATGGAAGGAAGATGATTACAACGAGTTCAATGAGTTGCTATCGGAGCTCGTGGCCCGGGACGGGGATTCGGTCAATCTCTACCGCCCACTCAAAGATGCCAAACCATTCCACGAATGCCTGGCCCACGAACAAGGCCTTTCGGGATCAAACCAAGCCGGCAAGACCAATGCGGCGTCAACCGAAGTAGCTTATGCAGCTACCGGAACCCACCCGATACCTGGCAAGTACCCCAAAGATAGCTGCCGTATTGCCTGTATCGGCAATGATGCCCGCCATACCTCATTGATGTACGAGTACTTGTTTGAGAAGGCCCCCTACAAGCGGTTCTTTCACCCGGTGTTACTCGAATGGTTCGTCGTCAAGCCGGATGACCTCGAACACTTGCGGTACAAGGAACTGTGGCACGATGCCGAACCGATCATCTCTCCCCGTATGGTGAAGAAGGTCACATGGGTGAAGAAGGGGGACAGCGAACCCCGCATGGTCCGCTTGCACAATGGTACCACCATCCGCTTCTACTCGGGCTTGGTCCGGAAGATGCCCCAAGGGCGCAAGTTCCACCTGGTCTGGATCGACGAGGAAATCGACAACGCGAAGGCTTGGATTGATGAACTCCGGGCCCGTATCCAGTCCTTCAACGGTCGTATCATCTGGTCTGCGACCCCGCAGAACGCTACCGAACAGTTCTTTGACTTTATGCATCGTGCGAAGAACCCCGACAATGCCTTGCTGCCCCTCTCCAAACAAACCGCCTTCTTCGTGATGCAGTCTGCGGATAACCCCTACATCTCGGCGGAAGGCCGTGACGCATTCCATCACAAGCTGCTGGATGATGATGAGCAGATGCAGATCCGGTATTTCGGTAATAGCGCCCGTAGCTACATGCTGGTCTACCCGGAGTGGAGCTCCAAGAATGTTATCCCCAGCATCAAGCTACGATGGGAAGACACGAGGTACATCATTATCGATCCAGGTGTGGATACCGCTGCGGTCTGGTTCGTGGCGGCACCTCAACTGGATGACCCCCGCCATGCTCAGCATGACGAGTTTGAGGCTGTCTACCGTGTGCATCCTGGTTGTCTGGTCGTGTACGATGAGCTACTCATCAAGCGGGCAAGCTCGCAACTGGTAGCTGAAGCTATCGATGCCAAGATGAAGACGCATCCCATTGGCCCGTTATGGGACCTGACCATTGACCAGAAAGGAGGCCGTTCGATTCGGAGCAAAGAGCAAGCCGCCCATGAAAGCATTGAAGATCTGTACATGAACAAGATTTTGGCCGTCGGCATCAAGCCGGTGAAGCCAGGCTGGAAGTATGGAAGCAGTGATATCAAGGCTGGTATCGACCAAACGAAAACGATGATCCTGCCTCAACAGGATACACCCTGGATTCGGTTGTTCATCACGAAGAACTGCGTGAAGACGAACCACCAGTTTGAGGGATACAAGAAGAAACGCGACCACAAAGGCAATTTCGTGGGTTACGAAGAGGGCTACGATTTGTTAGACTGCGGTCGATATACTACAACAAGGGTGGGGATGGCTTGGCAACCGCCTCCTGAATCTGCCCGTCTGATGCAAATGACCCGCTCTGATTACAGGCAGATCATGAATGATCTAAAGAGCGGGCGAGGCTTTTTTTAAGGAGACTCCTGAATGTCGATCGTGATGCCACCCCCGGCGATTCCCACCGCGCCATTTACCCCCCAAACCACGCCCCCAGCCACCCCGCCGCATTCGCCCTTGAAGACAGCGGCACCTATGCCCATCAACAAGAGTATGCCGATGAAGAACCTGCCGGCTATCCCCCGCGCGAACAGCGTGACGGAAGCTCAGGCACTTCGCCAGAACTATAACCCGCCCCTCATCACGCCTGGTGAAGCGGTTTACTACCGCCGTAAGAACGGTAACGAGGAGTGCATCGCCTGGGTGATGCGATGCCTCAACAAGTCATTCACGTTGATGGTTGCTCAAAATAGCAATGTAATGACTGAGGTGAACTCGGTGGATTACTATGATCACACCGACGAGAACCCATCAATCACTGGTGACCCCATGGCAGGGCACCACAGCTATGGCACCTTCCGCCGTACCCCGTACGGGAAACAACTGCTGGACCTGGTAGCCAGGCAGGTTGGTAGTCAGCCGCTTGCCAGCGAAGGTGCTGACCCCGGCGTGAAAGCACTCGGCGATAAGATGTCAGCCGCATTCATTGGGTTGAGCGATGAAGTAGAATTGCTCAAACTCCAGTGTGCCGACATCGAACTGCTGAAGAAGCAGGTCGTGGATCTAACAGCCAGGCTCGAGTCTATCTCACCCAAGACAGACAAGCCCAAGCCCAAGTAAGGAATGACCCATGGCACCCGCCCAAGCTTTTACCGAGATGATGAAGTCGCATCGTGAAACCATCATGATTGCGATCAAAGCCGGCTTGGAAGAAAAGCGGCGGGTGTACATCCCCGGTGCCAAGGCCTGCCACCAGTTCTACCTTGGCGAATACAAACATCTCTTCAAAGAGCAGAACCTTGCTGCGGTGGACAATGCCTTCTTGACAGTCAATACGGAAGTGGCGAACAAGCCCATGCGTATGCCGATGTTCCAGATGGCAGATAATGTCGTTGCTACTTACGTACAAATCTTCGCCCCCTACCTCACCCAAGGTGAAATGACCCGTACCGTGGTCGCTACTCAGCCCTATGCCCCACCGCCGGCGGCATACAACATCGACCCCGAACCGCTGCAGATGGTCCAATCGCAGAATCCTCAGTACGTGATGGCTCAGCAGCAAGCCATGTTCCACATGCAAATCGATCAGATGCTCATGCAGAAGGACGGGCAACTGCGCGACTGCCGCGCGGCGATGCTGGAAATACTCCTCCAGTACTTCGCCAAGGAACTGAACTTGCGGCAGGAGCGCAAGATGGTGGTTGATGAATCCCTCGTGGTTGGTGGTGGTTGCTACATCACCGAACTGATGTTGATGCCCGAGTCACAGCAGAAGATGATCGGTTCCAACTTCCTCAGCATGAGCGATATCGTTTGGGATCCAGATTGCGTTCGGGCGAAGGATGCGAAGTGGCTGGCTATCCGGTACCGGGGACCCGCATGGAAGGTTGCCGAGGTGTTCGGGATCCCTGAGACGGACATTAAGCCCAATGTATCCAGCAGTGTCAGCAAGGGTATGGCCGACAGCATCAATGTTACCCAACATCTGAAGAAGGACATCGCCAACGACGAGGTGGAGTACTGGAAGTTCTTCAGCCGCATGGGATCCGGTGTCAGGCTCAAGAACTCCAAAGCCCGCAATCCCATGCTCGAACAGATCGATCAGATGCTTGGCGAGTACTGCTACTTCGTGGTGAGTGATGCGGTGGACTACCCGCTGAACTTCGGGCAGGATGTTTTCAACGCAGCGCTGCAAGCCGAGCAACAAGCTTCGCAGATGGCACAACTGCCACCGTTCGTTCAAGCCAGCATGCCACCGCCAGAAGACTCTATCCAAATCCTGAAAGCGGCATGTGCCTGGCCATTTGGCTTCTACATGGACCTGGATGACCCATGGCCGATTACCGTGTTGGAGTACTTCAAGCGACCTGGCTCACCTTACCCGGTACCGCCGCTGGAATTCTGCTTGTCATACCTGAACTTCATGGCTTGGGTGATCTGCTTCATCGCCGACAAGTGCTACCGATCGATGCGGACCATTTGGGTATTGGATGAAACCATCTCCGATCAGTTGAAACAGGCGATTCAACAGGGCGAAGATGAAGCGATCGTACGGATGAAGGAAACCGATAAGGATACCATCCAGGAGTTGGTAGGATTTATTGATGCTCCTGAAATCAAGAAGTCCATCTTCGAGGTGTATGAGTTCTTCACACAGAAGTTTGAGCGTGCATCAGGTCTGACGGATCTGATGCAGGCGAAGATGGCACGCACCAGGTCAGCGACCGAGGCTAAGGTGATTGCCGATGCCAGCACGTTGCGACCTCAGTCTATGGCAGATCAGGTTTACCACATCGATACCCGCGTAGCTCGTAAGGAAGCTATCGCGGCGATGTCGCTGTTGTCTGGCCAGGACATTGCCCCGATTATGGGACAACCGGCCGGGATGGCTTGGCAGAACCTCATTATGTCGAAAGACATCGTAGAGTTGATGAGGGAGACAAGCTACGATGTGGTGGCTTCTCCCGGCCGAGTACTGGATCTCAACACCCGTCAGGAGCAAGCCAATGCAATGGCTCAGATGGTGCTACCGTTGCTCGTTAGCATTGGCAATGCTACAGGTCTGTTTGGCCCGGCAAATGCCATTCTCCATGAGTGGGCAAAGGCCAACCAGATCGATCCGAAGCTCGTTGCTATCCCCAACATGCCACCGCCACAGGCGGAAACAAAAGGTGTTGCCAGCCCAGCGAAGCCAGCGGCCAAACAAGCCGCATAACTAGGAGTTGCCATGTACGATGAGCTTGGAAGAGTAGCCTATCTCGTGGTAGCTGTGATGATCCTACTCGGGTTGTTGTTTATCTCCTCCATGGTGATGGCTGCACTGAAGTGGTATGGTGTCATCACCTGGAGTTGGTGGGCAGCACTATCGCCATTGTGGGCGCTAGTCGCACTTCTCGCAATCATCTACGGGATATCGTTCGCCGTAGAATGGTCCCGACGTTAACCGAACGATCCACTGGGAAAGGAGATCGAGATGATCGAGATGAAATTGAAGCAAGGCTATGACCGGAATGGCGACCGGGTAATTAAAACTGATGCCGAAATGTACGTGGCCATTGTTGGGGCTGACTTTGCCGGCGGTGAGTCCAACACTAAGGCTATTTCTTATGACGACGATACTGACCCACCATTAACCCAAGAAGTGTGCGCGTACTTGCTGGCTACGTTAGCCAAACACTATGTAGGCAAGTACAAACTATCCCCTGAGCAATTGATCGATCAAACCAGCAATATCCTTCTGGCGAAAGACAAGATCAAGAATGTGATTGGTGGCAAATGAATGAGAAACTATACGCCAAGCGCCAGGTCATCAAGATCGATGGCCGCGAAGTCGAGATCCCGGTAGTGCATCCCAACCCGATGTACCAGGGCATCTACGTTGAGTTCCGCCAGGCAGGTAAGACCCACGCCGAAGCCGAGTACGAAGCAGAGGATGCCTCTCAGACCAAGTACTACGAGACATTCACTGTCGTCGTCCGGCATGACGGCAAGTTCATCAAGATCCCCATCTACTCCGATGATGAGGAAGTCCAAACACGGTACATGCAGCTGCGCCAGATGGGTGAGACTCATAACGGCGCTGATCTGGTCATCACCCGTAAGACTGCGGTCATTGGCTTGTGTGATACCGTTCTGCTGAAGTCCGATTTGATCGTCAGTCAGTTCTCCCACAAGGATAGCCAGGCACGCGGCGATGCCTTAGCGGAGAAGGCCCGGGCAATGGGCATCAGCACTACCGGCAAGTTCTACCACCCTGGTATCGCGGTGGAGTTCGGTGACCCTCGTGCCTGGGTAGGCAGCATCAGCGATATCAAAGAGGTGTGCAAGGATCGTAACTGGTCCTTCGACATCAAGGATAACGAGATGAAGATCGGTGTCAGGTGCGACTTGGCTCAGACTCTCCAGGCTCAGTTTGCCCACAAGCCAGCAAAGGTGGGGGCATGAAAGACGATGAACAGTCGTTATTCAAGGTGGTTAAGGAGGACATCAACGGTTCGTTGGTGTTCTCTATTGCTTCACCTGGCCATGAGACGGTTGATATCCTCGCCTTTAATCCCAAAGTGTACTACGATCACAAAAAGATTTGTGATGAGTTCATCACGGATCTTGTCACAGCCATCGCCAAGAAGGGTTGTGGCGAAGTGGATTTGAAGATTGATACAATAAAGCCCAGCCAGTTGAACTAGGGGATGCCATGCTGACCACTGCACGCGACATGCAAGATACCCTGTTGCGTTACATGGGTGCCAACAGTAATGCTGAGGCTGTCCTCGATATCCGTTATGCGATCGCTAATGCCCTCGGCGAAGTGTGGAATGCCCATGATTGGCCATACTACCAGGGGCAGAAGCGTATCCAGATTGATGCCCCGTACAGCACTGGTACCATCACCTTCGACTTGGCCACCCGCCAGGTGACCTTGGCCGGCGGTACCTGGCCTACTTGGGCGGTGTACGGTACCTTCAGGGTGGGTATCAAGAATGCCAAAGTGGCAAATCGAATCTCAGATACCGTCCTCGAATTAGAGACAGGCACCTCATTCACCGCTGATATTTCATCGGCTTCCACCTACATTCTCTACCGCAATGAGTACCCGCTTGATGCTGAGGTGAGGAAACTGGCCTATGTCACTATCGACAGCCAATCCAAAATCCCGCTTCAGTATATGCCAGCGATCGAGTTCACCCCGCCGCAAACCACGGTAAGCGGCACCCCTCGCTACTTCACGATTCAGAAAGATCGAAAGGTAATGAGCGGGCTGTCCATCTGCTTCTGGCCAATACCCACCATCGCCAAGACCGTGCAGTTCAGCTACATCCGGAAGCCCAAGGTAATCACCCATTGGTCCGAAACCTCGGGGGTTATCACGGCAACGGCAGACTCCAAGAGTATCGCCGGTACCGGAACTGCCTTTGAATCGTCCATGGTGGGGGCGGTTCTGCGGATAGGCAGGAACCAGGTAGCGGTGACAGGACCGTATGGGACCAGCCCATTCAGTGAGCAATGCAGCATTGAAAGCGTTGCTTCCGCTACGGCGCTGGTGGTACAGCCTGCGGTGGTTACTGCCCGTACCAATGTCAAGTACGAGATCAGTTCGCTGATCGACATTGACGATGAGATTATGAGTTCGTTTTTCCAACAGCAGTGCTACTTTGAGCTATCGAAATACCGCCAGGTGCAAGGCAAGACGCAGGAGGATATCCTGAAAGGGCTGGCATTGGCGATGCGTTCTGCTAAATCAAAGGCTTGTGTGGACCGTGGAATTGAGTATGCTGGCTCATTCGTGCGGAATTCCAACATCGTGTGGGTAGCAGTCGGGAGTTAACGATGAACAAACCACCGCTGCAATATGTTGCGATTACTGAGTTCAAGGGGCAGTACTCCAATACGGATCCATTGGATTGCCCCGAGGGGACGGTTATTAAGCAGTTGAACCTTCTCAGCCTCTACAATGGGCAACTCACGACTCGTGGCGGTTTGAAGGAAGTACCTTTGCTCATCTTGGAGTAGCTATGGACCGTGGTTATTTCAAATATGGTACCGAGGCATGGGGCGTTGAACCTGCCGTCAATGCTTCAAATGTCCCTGCCGGAGCGGGATCATTGCCCACGTTCATTGTGCTTGACGCCAGTGGCGACCAGATCATCCCCGGCGTCTGCACTGCTGTTACCGGCTTTACCGGCTTGTATCGATGGGCGGTCGACCTGAATAACCCATCGTTCACTCGTGGCGGCAAGTACATGGTGGTTGTCCAATACACCGTGGATACCGTTCAGCGCCAAAGCCTCCACTACTTCGGCGTTTCTTAGGAGCTCCCATGGCGTCTTTCCTTTACGATTCGTTCCTGCGTGACAGTGCAAATGGCGATGTCAAGGCAACCGATACCCTGAAGGGGATGTTGCTTTCCAACGCCTATACCCCCAGCCGAACCGGGCATACCAAGCGTTCCGATCTCACCAACGAAGTGACTGGCACCGGGTACACCGCCGGCGGTGCGACCTTATCACTTACTCCCACGCTGGACACCACCAACCACCGGCAAGACTTTGCCATTGCAAACCTGGCCTGGCCGTCGTCGACTATCACAGCCCGGTACCTAGCGGTGTACAAGTCACGAGGTGGGGCGTCTTCTGCGGATGAGCTTGTGTTCCTGCTTGATTTTGGCTCCGACATTTCCACGACAGCTATCACGTTCCTGGTAGCGTTCTCCACCCCATTCCGTTGGCAAGGCTAAGGTGACTACTCATGGCACTACCAGATTTCTTCAAATGCTTTCGTGGTTCGCCTATCGTCCTGGCTGAGTCAGGCGGTGATATTAATTTTACGTTTAAGAATATCGCCAATAACTCAGCCCGCCAGAGCGCCGTAGTTGACCTGGCTAACGGCGGAAGCGTATGGGCCCGCCGTTGGTCCGTTCTTCTGCGGTCTGCATTGGCTGCTGCCGGCACTGATAATTCGGAAATCGAGTTCTATTGGGCAGCTTCGCAGGATGGCAGTGCCTTCCCTGGTCATGCCGATGGTACCGATTCAGCGTTCACCACACCGGATGAATATAAACGGCAGTTGATCCCACTCGGATCAATCATCGTGTCGAACACTGCTAGTACCGCAGTGCAGACGCAACTATGCGAGTTCAGCCCCCCCACACAGTACGGCAGTGTGGTTTATGTCAACAAGTCAGGCCAGACCGGCAGTAACAATGCCGCCGATCACACGGTAACCCTCGAACCAATCGAAGAGACGATTGAGGAAACTGTCTAATGCCAGGTCAGTTGAATCTGACTAATCCGATTAATTGGAGCCACGAGTCAAACCTACGACTCGTGGCTAGTTTGCATCCTATTGCCACCAGCATCGGCAAGACGATTCGGGATCTCACCGGGAAGAACCCTGGCACATTGGGGAGTGGATCCAAGTGGGTTCCAGGTGGACCGCCTGGCATCCCTTCTTACGTCAGACACTCAGCCAGCAATGTCTCCATCCCCGGCAATGTATTCAAGGCGGTGAATGGTAACGGCAAGGTCACCATTGCCTGTTGGATCAACCCCACCTCGCTTGGTTCGTACGGTTCCGTCTTCGATACCACCAGCCGACATGCCAGCTTCTTCATCAACTCGGCAACCGACGGGTACGCTGGTGCCGGCGGTTCTGCCAACACGATAACCTTCAATTTCAGCGTGCGAACGAAGGTGTGGCAGTTCCTTGTCTGGACCTACGATGGTTCCAATATTCGGGTTTACATCAACGGCAGGCTTCTCGGGTCCATCCCGCTTGGCCTGACTACCTTCAGTGAAACCCTCATCTTTGGGATGAACCCCTCCGGGGGAGGCTCTAATTTCATCGGTAGTATCTGCGGCCAACGGGTATATGCCAGGTCGATGACTGCTGCCGATGCCCACAAGCTTTACCAGGAAGCATTGGGCGGGTGGAAGAACTCGCTGAACTGGCTGCAGCCTAAACGGGCGTTGTACGCTGAACCTGTCCAGCAAGTGGATGTAACCCCTCCCACGATTACGGTGTCGGTGCCTGGCTTCGTTCCTGGCGTAGCAGCCCCCACCATCACGGTAACCATGCCGTCGGGTGTTGCCGCCCCTGTGGCGTTGGTGATTGGTGCCCCGCCGACCATTACCATTTCGCTGCCTTCGTTTGAGGTGGCCATCGGTCCGTTGGCACCGGCGCCATCGCTTACCATCACCCCTCCGACATTCACCGCTGCGGCAGCATTGCCGATCGCTCAACCCACCCAAGTGGACCTGGGACGGTTACGCCGTGGCGAAAGCCTCAGCCTCAGCATCCACACGGACGAATTACCTGATGCCTGCCCCGAGGTGGTATTCCTTCTGGAAGGTAACACCGAAATCAAGACGATCAGTCTGCCATTGACAGATAGTGCAAACGGTATCTTCACCCTCAGCTATTTCCTGGGTGCAGAATTCGTTGATGGGAAATACCTGGCCATGATCCAGTACACTATCAATGGCATCACCACCTACCATGTCCGATACTTTGAAGTGACTGGTGGGGAACCGCAGGGCAGCGTTATCGCGGTGACTGAGATCCGCAGGGCCTTGGGTGAGGCCGTCATCATGCATCGTGAGGATGGCTACATCTCCATGGGCTATAACGCGAAGGTGGAACAATGACCGATTTGCAAGCCATCTTGGACGGTCAGTTCGGCGGTGGGGCTGTCCCCACTGCGTACTACATCGGACTGATCGATGCCAACACATTCACCGCGTTCGCCCCGGCTGAAGACTCCATGTCATCCCACCCAGGCTGGCAGGAGTTCACCAGCTATGCCGGCGAAAGGCCCCAGTGGATACCAGGTCCGGTGATTGGTGCCTACCCTGCCACCATCTCCAACCCAAGCCCGGCTGTCGTTATCCCCACCGTCAATAAGGGAATTGTCGGTATCTTCCTGTGTGATATTAACACCAAGGGTGGAACGACCGGCCAGTTATACGGACCGTGGTTCTTCAACGATGGTGTAAAACAGACGGTAGCAGGCGCTCCATTCCGGATTGACTGTAAGCTGATCTTGAAACGTAATACCCCATGGGTGAACTAACATGTACGGACCATACCGAGTTATCAAGAATGCCCCGTTCCGCCTTCGCCGATTCGATTCGGGTAATACCCTCACCATTTCCAAGGATGGTGCAGCGTTCGCTTCCCCGGCCGGTGGAGCTCCCGCCGAAACTCCAGCCGCCAGCGGTGTATGGTTCAACACACTTAGCGCTGTCGACATGGGTGCAGACCATATCGCTTACAAGGGAGCCGCCGGCAGCGACAAGAGTGATGGGTTCCTCATCCCCGAACCATGCCGCGACTCGGGCGTAGCTCAGGCTGGTACCACTTCCTCCATCACCCTGCGATCAGGCGCACCGTCGGTTGACCTGGCGTACACCCAAATCGAAATCGTGGATGGTACCGGGAAGGATCAACAGCCCCGCCTCATCACGTCCTACGATACAACCAGCAAACTGGCGGCGGTCCGCCCCAGCTTCAGTACCGCCCCTGATGCGACCTCGGTATACATCGTCAAGTCGTTGGAGAAGTCCAACATGATGTTGATGGATGGATCACTGTTGGCAGTTGGCAGACTCCGCGAGTTTTGGGAGAACTTCTATAACGTCGGCGTGGTCCAGCCTGGCTCAACTACCTCGGTCATCAAAACCAACATCATTGGTAAGGGTGACCAGCAATTGTTGGGGGCAGCGCTTGGTTGCCTTGGCACCAACAACAATGGCGTAATGCGACCTATCGTCGGGTATGAAACGCTGACCGGCGATATCACGGTTGACCCGCCCTTTGCGGCGGTGCCTGGTGATGGCGATTATGTAGCGTTCTTCGGTACCACTGGATAATAGCATGACGCCGATCTGGAACTCAGTCATCGAAGATATGCGGAAGCGAGACGAGGTAGGCCGAGAAAAGTACGGCAAACCTCTTCTTGCTTTTGATGGCAGGGATACTTTGCAAGACGCCTACGAGGAAGCCCTCGATATGGCGGTGTATCTCAAGAAGGCTATCATGGAACGTGACACCCATCCCGATATGAAGGACAATATCATCCGCAGCCTGGTAGAACGGTGTGCTGGCCAGGCTGAGGTGATAGGCAGGAATGCCAACAAAATCATCAGATGCCCGGAATGCCAAGGCAGAGGGAACCTGTCAGAAGTAACCACTGTTTACAAGGCATGTCACCACTGCAAAGGCACTGGCCTGGTGAATAAGGGGTAAGCCATGCGGTTAATGTTAATGGCTGGTGCCGGCAGGCGTCGGAAGGTAGAAGGCTACCTTTCCCTGGAAGCCGTTGTCACCGCCACGACGCCTGGCGTCATCAGCGAAAATGTATCGACGATATGCCCGCCGTGTTTCCTCACGACGGGTGATGGCACGTTACTGATGGCCACTGGCTACGGGCCCATGCTGCGGATGCGGCAAAACGAGAAGCGCCTCACCCTCGCCGGCGTTCCATCACCAAAACTCCAGCCTATCATCCTGAACGAAGAACAGTTCGTCACTCAGCCGCAGCAGACCACCTTCTCCAAGAGGTTCATCTACTCAAATTGGGGGCAGTTGAAGGCAGTACGCGGGGTGGACACCGCCCAAGGTGCGCTGTCTATGCAAGCCCGCCAGTCCGATTACATCAAGTACGGCAAGCTGGCTGCGCCATTGCCCAACGAAGACAGCCTGGCATTAACCCAACGTGTGTACAATATGTTTTTTGGTACCAGCAAGTCCTACCAGGGCGGTGGACCAGAGAACAGCAAGGATTCCTGGCTGTACCTCGGCTTTGATTTACTGATCTACAACCAGTCTGCCCCCAACTCGCCGACGAGTACTGCATACTCAGGCCGGTACCAGGCCTTCATGCGGTATGTCGACAAGGATGAGAACTTCTCAAATCCAAGCCCGATCTCAGCCGATACTCTGGTGACAGATGCCAGCTACATCCAGTACTCGAACCTGGAAACCCCGAGTGATCCTCGCGTGGTTCGCCGGCAGATCTTCCGTAACGTCAACGGCGAGTCTGATTACTTCTGCCTTGATATCGACACGGATGATCTCACCTCGACAGAGCTCTATAGCCGCAACACGGATGCCCAACTCAAGTTGGCATTCCAACAACCAGTGTTCGATGACAACAATAATAATCTCTTCTTCCTCTACTCTGAACCACCGTCCGACAAGCCATACATCGCTGAGTTTAATGCCCGTATCTTCGCCGCTGGCTTCCGAATCTACTTCGAGGGCAATGCGATCGTCGAGAACGGGAGCGCCACAGTCACCGGGGTTGGCACCAACTGGCAACAATCCTTCCAGGGGCGACGGTTCGTTGCTGGCGGTAATACTTACACCATCATCAACTGCGATCCGGAAACGCAGATTATCACCCTCGACCGTGCCTATGAAACGGCCAGTAGCCCATACCTCACCTATGTCATTCAACTTTACTACGCGAACTCCAATCTATTGCAGTGGTCACAGGCTGGATTGCCAGAAGCATGGGGTTCATCTGATGCCCTGCAACTCCCCGACGACGATGATATCGTTACGGGGTTGATCGTGTTCGCCAATAACCTGTGGATCCTGAAGCGGAACAAGATCTATCAGTTTAACTTCACCATCGACCCTGCTCAGGATGGTGATTACAAACTGGCGGCACACCGTGGTTGCATTAACCAGCGATGCGCTGTGGAAGTGCAGAATGTATGCCTGATGCTGGACCGTACCGGTATCCATCTCTTCCGTGGCAACCTCAACCGGCTTGAGTACCAGATTGGAACTACTCCCGACCACCTTAACAAGCCGATCGGTGACATGTTCCGTTTTGAAGGTTCAGGACTTCGCATTAACTGGAATGCCGACACCTGCTTCTGGCATGCCGCGCACAACAAAGAGATGCAGACGGTTCGATTCTATGTCACGTTGCAGGGTTACAAACTGCCGCATCATGCCATCTGCTACGATTACCTGATGGACCGATGGTGGGTGGAAGCTTACCCCGTCCCTGTTTCCTCCTCGCACCAGTCATCCAACCATGGGAATGCACTGCTCGGCGGGTTTGGCGGCAAGGTGTACCGACCTGACATCGGCACCTTGGATCTGATCGAACCATCGCAGACCAGGCAGACGGTTGTAGCTTGCTACGGTACCACCCTGGTTGTCGAAGGGCCTCTGCCCGATTGTGTGGGGATCCCCATCTCGGTCGTCGCCGGACGGGGGCGTGGCCAGGATCGAATGGTTTTCGACCAGGATGACGATGAACTCTATCTGGATATCCCCTTCGAGGTGGAGCCAGATGAAACCAGCATCGTCCAGATTGGGGCAATCCCCTACGAACTAATCACACCCGAGTACCGGTATGTGAAGTACGATAACAACCAGACGATGAATGTAACTATCGCCTTCCACGGATCCAAGTATGACCTGGAAGGGTACCTATCGTTCATCGAGGACGGTGAGCGCCGTCGGTCTACCGTGGCTGTCAGCACATGGGGTTGCATCAATGCTGGTCCGGATGACCCCGAAGTATGGCAAATGAACCTGAAAGATAAATCAGGGCGGGCGATGGTCAACATGGATGCGACCAGGGAGCGTGATCTCCCCATTCGCTATACTATCCAAGCCATCATGACCGGTCACTCAGGTCTGGATAAACCGTACATCAGCGAAATTATCATGATGGGTGCCTCGGAAAAGAATGACTATTCGGTGTAACCATGGCCATCAATCCAGCCTCGCTGAGTTCTCTTGCCGCCAAGCTACGATCTTCCGCGTATCTCGATAGAGCTCTCGCCGAGGATGTGGCTAAAGGCCTGTCTGCCGTAGCTAAGAACCAGACCTTCAACCGTGGCTTGCATGATGGTGTCATCGCCGACAGTAACGGCGGTACTAAGCTGGCAGTGGGGGATAACTCAGCCTCCCGCCAATCCATCAGCATGCAGGTACCGCAGCGGATGTATCTGCTGAAGCAGGGTGCTGTCTCTACCAGGGTGCAGGCTCGAGCCGAACTCGAAGTGCGGGCGGTACCGGCGGTGGTTCTCTCCGTGACGGGCGAAGGGGAAGACGCTGTTCTGGATGTGGCTGTCATCGGCAACCAACCCAAGCTGGACCTGGAACCGACCACAGGGCAGACCAAGATAGGCAATGCCTTGTCGGACATCACCCAGGACGTGGATTATCTCACCCAATACGGGGAAGTATGGAGTGTGCAACTAGCCGGCCAACCCTTCCAAACCGGTGATGAATTGGGCACCATCGTGCCTGATGTCGGCCAGACGATCATGGTTAATCTTGCGAAGCAGGCAGAGAAGCGTACAATTTGGGTTAATAAAGATCGCCGTAGTTATCCCCGAGTATTCAGCAACGACGAGACAGCAACAGCCACGATGGTAAATGGCTTCTGTTGTAAAGATGCGGTGGATGGCGGGGATGGCGGTGGTGGTGGTGGTGACCCAGGCGGAACATAGGGGCGTAACATGGCACTGAAAGCCGGATCTCGATACCAGTCCATCATGCGGCCAGAAGATGCCGCTTGGACACCTATGGGCAGTACCGGCCAGTATGCCGAGGTAATGGGCGTCGTCGAACCTGACGATGGTACCGCGTACCTCAACCATGCCCAAGGTAATTCAGTCAACCAGGACATCGACCTTAAAAAGAAGAAGTTCGATCTTATTTCCGGGTTGCTTTCTGGATACAAGGGGCTGCTCAGTGGGCAGGGTTCTGCCAGTATGTCACCTTACAACAACATCCCGATGCCATCCTACATGGATTACCAGCCGGTGATGTCCCAAGGCCAGGTGGATGCCCAAGCAAACTTGCAGCGGGGGAACCTGCTCAGCCAGGCTACCAACTCTTCCAGGTCCTTTAACAACAATCTGGCCAGCCGTGGCTTCTCGCCTTACTCACCGTTCGGGATGGCGAACCAGCAAAGCAACCTGATGCGTGCCAACGCCGGTGCCGCAGCCAATGAAACCAACCTGAACGTGAATGCGGCAACGGCAAACTCCGATGCCCGCATCAAGACAGGCGGGGTGAATGCCAGTCTCTATGGAGACTACGCCAGGTCATTGGCCAGCCAGGATCAAATCAATTCTAACTTCTATCTACAGGACAGGCAGCAGCAAGCTGACCTCCTCAAGCTCCTTCTGGCTGGTTTGGGCTAAAGAGTTGCAGTCAAATTAGTCAAATTTTACTCAATTTGACTGGTCTACTTTAGTGGAGTTTCCCCATGTTGTTTGACGATACCCTGTTGGCTGACCCCGAAGAAGAGGCACGCCGCAAAGCCCGTCAGATGATGATGGGATTGGGGCTTGGCGACCAGGTTTCGGGATTTGACCAGGCGAACCCCAGCAGTGCAGATCAAGCCCGCCAGATGATGCAGCGCCTTGGTGTTGGTGATCAGATTCCAGGGTTCAACCAGTCTCAATCATCTCAGCTATTCGGACCGCCCAAGCCGGATGAAATCCCCGAAGTTGCTATCTCAGCCAACCCTGTCACTGACTGGCATCCCCTGATGGGTGCCGGCGCTATGCCATCTATCACCGACCAGGCTCCTCTATCGAATGGTTCGATGTGGAGGGAAGATGATAACGGTGTGCGTATCAACGATGGGTTCGATGCCGCCGGTAACCTGTTTGGTACCAGTAGCCCCAACCGGGTAGCGGTAGCAGGCCCGGGGGCTGGATACACACGTCACAACCCGGACGGCACGGTGTCACCGATTGCATTCCCCACCGACAACACCGCCGGTATGTTGCAGAATATGCGTGCCAACGATTCGGCTATCACCGATGGACCAGCACTGATGCGACATCAGATGGCGATGCAGTTGAAGGGGCTGGATGTTGCCGGCGAACTGGAGAAGGCCAGGATACTGTCCGGCAATAAACATGAGGGGCAGTTCAACAAGACGCTATCCCTTACCGGGGATCCGCGTATCCCCACTGCTCAGGCGGTGGAGGGCATCAACCAGATGGAACGGTCAGGAGAGATCACCCCTGAAGCTGCTCAGAACATGAAGCTTCAGCGGCTCACTAGTCGCATCGGACCCGACGGTAAATCATTCGTGCCGCTATATGACTCCAAGACTGGCAGCATGACGGAGCTCGCGGGGGCATTGTCCTCCGGTGAACTCGCCAACTACCCGCCCGAGGTGGTGAAGAAGTACTTAGAAGAGAACATGGGTATCACGCGGGATAAGGTGGTAAAGCGGTACGCCGATCTGCTGCAGGAAGGTAAGCCCTGGTATGCCAAGGGGCTGATGGGGCACCTCTCGGGTATCGATGACCCCAACCTGTTCGACAAGAAGACGCTACCGCGTGAGAAGCAAACCGAGTTTGATGCCATCACCCGAATCTTTGGCAGGAAGTAACCATGGCATGGGGCGACGAGTACAACCCGGATGAGTCAGGCGATAGCATCCTATCAAGCCTGGCTCATGCTGCTTGGACCCCGATCGGGGCGCTACTCGGTGCGCTCGATAAGCCTGGCCGCGCCATTCGCGGTACGCTGGCTGGCCGACCTGAAGAGTTGCTCAACCTCATCCCCTTGTCAGACGCTTTCGAATGGACGGATCCCGATAAGGCCGTCTCAGGCCGCGACCTCAACCGCATGGCTGGCCTGGCAGACGATGAAGATACTTGGGGCAACTGGTTCGGCGGGCTGGCTACTGAGATCCTGACGGACCCATTGAACCTGATTACTCTCGGTACCAGTAGCTCATTAACCGCAGCGGGGAAGGCCGCAAAGTTAACAACAGGGTTGGAACGCACCGCAGCGGGACGGATTGGAGCCAAGGGCGGGGCGCAAGCTGGCCTGTTCGGCCTTCGTACTCCTTGGTTCACCGATGCCCTGGGGTTGCCCAAGGGGAATCTTCCCCTGATGACAGGCCCCGCTGGCGAAGCAGTAGCCAAGTGGGGTGCCGATACCATCGAGTCTCTGACCCGTAATGTGCCTGGCGTGGCGAAAGCCCGATCCTGGTTTGAGTATGGTGCCGGCAGAACCGGGAACCCGGATATCGTTAACGGTTTCTCTGGTGTGTTCCCCGCCGAGGAGAAGGCCGTCATCAACAAAGCCTTTGCCCCTGGTATGGAGTTGGTCCAAGGCCATCGTGATCTGATTGATGAAGTGATGCAACGTACCGGCATGCAGGCGGGCGAGGCTGAGAGCCTGGCCAACCGGCTGGTAGTGGGTGTCGCTGAGAATGCCAACCCCGCTTATTCCGGCATTGGTCCTGTTAATCCTGATCTGCTGGCATTGGCCAAGAAGCCCGCCGAACAACTGAAGGCAGGACAGGATGCACTACGTGCCCACCAAATCAGTTTGGGCATTGATGTGGGGGATAATGTCAACCCCTTTGGCATCGACTATGTTCACCGCCAATCGGTCGAAGGAGGAGTATCGAAGGGGAGCAACCTTAAAGGTAGAACCATCCCGCAGGAAGTGTTACCTGGTGGATCTGCTCAGATGGACCGGTACGCTTCGGACCCACGAATCGCTGGCATCAACCACCAGCCGATCCCACCTGGTATGTCGGTGGATGCATGGGAGAAATCAATAGCTGCTCAGAAGCAGGCTATCGCCGAAGAGATTGCACAGATGGCGAAGGAGGCCAGGGATAGTACCGTTGCTCAGCCCATGACGAAAGGCATGAGCAAGAAGATGTCGGACAAGCACATAGATAATAGTGCGAAAGGTCTGACTGACCTGCTGGCAGACATCGACCCCAAGACAGCAGCATCGGGTAAAGGCTACTACCGTAATGATCCCATCGGATCATTCATGGAGTATGTCAATAATACCGCCAGCAAGTCAGCCCCGACGAAGGGAGCTCTAAACACCTTAGCACGCGAGGCACAACCCAAGAGCGTGATGGCATCCAACCCCGGAGAGTGGATGACGCTTGATGCTGCCATGAATGAACTCGGGTTAAAAGCCCAAGAGACGCTGCCCAAGATGATGGGGCAGGGTACTGTCGTGGAGTCCAGCGGGAAGAAGACTCTTGTGCAGATGCTTGGGGACCTGGGGAAGACTACCACCCAGGCAGCAGGATCGACGCCAAAGAAGGACATCATCCGTTCCTTGGGTGAACAAGTTGTATCAGCCGATCTGGTTAAGAGCCTGAAAGAGGAACTTGCCCCTGCCAGCGGTATGGGTAAGTACGGCTTGGGTGCAACAGCGGAGAAAGTTACCTCGGCAACCCGCGCTGCTTTCACTACCCCCTGGTTGCCATTCCACACCCGTAACACCTGGGATATCGGCCTGCAGCAGATGCTCGGCGGCGGGTTCTCACCCAAGGCCATCATGGATACGATGGCTTATCGCGCGGGAACCATCAAGGATCCCGCGTTGGCCGCAGAACTAGCACAGATGATGAACGAAGGGTTTAACATCGGTGCCGTCGGGCGTGGCCAGGCTTACGCACAGTTGGGTAAGTCGGCTGTGAACCTGCCAACATCGACTGTCAACCCCATGGTCCAGCAGACTGGCAAGGGGTTCGGCGAAGCCACGATGGATTGGATGAAGAGTTTTTCCCCGGCCGCAGCAGCAGAGCGAGGCGAGTCTTACCTCAGTAAGAACCCTTTCCGTATCTTCTCCAAGCCCGAGGAATCAGCCTGGCTACAGGGTGGTAACCGCCTGCATAACGATATCGATGTGACCGGGAGAATGTCACAGTTTGTAGCACTGCGGCGCGAAGGGTATTCCCCCCAAGCTGCCCGCGATATCGTTGCTTCCAGCCAATTGGATTACTCCAAGCTGACAGAAGCGGAACGAACGCTACGCCAATTAATCCCCTTCTACTCATTCTCCAAGAAGAACCTTGAGAGGTTCGCCGGCCAATTGCAGAACCCGGGCCCGGTTACTTCTCTCTTGCGTGTTGCCGGCAGTGCCCGCCAGGATGAGGCTGTCCCCAACTATGTCAGCCCCGGCTCAGCTATCCCGGTGCCCGGTGCCGAGGATGGATCTCAGCGATACATCTCCGGGTTGTCATTACCATTCGATGATGAACTCCTGGGTAGCATCACCGCCTTGGCATCAGGACGGCCTACCGATGCTGGCCGTCGCCTTCTCGGCACGATGGATCCGATAACCAAACTGCTGGCGACCATGGGTACCAATACCCAAATCTACTCAGGCCGCAGCCTGGATGAAGCCACGCCAAGCCCGATCACTTCCTTGGGTGGTCTGCTGCCGAACCGTCCTGCCAACATCATCAGCGAAGTCTTGGGGGCAACCCCACTTGGACGCATCATGTCAACCACGAACTCGGCAGTGAACGGCCGGGATCAAAACCAACTGATGAGACTGCTGACCGGCATCAAGACAACTGATGTCGATCAGCAGATGGCTAACAACGTGGCTGCGCGTGACAGGATTGAGGAGATACTGAAGTCCACCGGTATGGTGGGCGAGGCAAAAAACCTGTACACTAAGGACGAATTCCGCGACCAGGCGAACCAATCACCCGAGTTCCAGCAGTTCATGGCACTGCTACGATCCCTTGACCAGAAGGCCCGGGCAGCGAAAGCCGCCAGGTTAAACCAGTTGCCATAACCGCTTTATTTGTTTAACATCACTAAACCAACAGAGGATCGAGTCATGAAAGTTATCAAAGCAGCAGACTTCAAGCAATTCGCCGATGCCCTTGGACCAGGCGGGCTTGTGTCAGCTAAGCGATTCTTCCCTCAGTTTGAAGATTCACTGGTCGATGTTGGTGAAGTTGCTGGATCCAGTGTTACACGAAAAGATTATGGCGACGGTGTATATAACCGTACCGTCCTGACCTTTACCAACCGTTCGCAGTCCATGACCGACGAGGCTGGCGTTGTCGCCTATGGTGGATCTAAGGTGTTTGATATGCCAGAAGGCAATATCCAAATCTTCGGTGCCACTGCCAACTTAACGGTTACGAAATCAGGTGCCGGTATCAATGCCGACTTCGATGGCGATTTCTCTGTTGGTACCGTGACAGCCAGCAACAATGCAACCCTGTCATCTACCGAACAGAACATCATCCCCACCACTGCAACCCCGCAAGCTGTTGCTGGCGCTACCACTGCTAAAGGCATCAACATTGCCGCGATCGCTCCACTGGATGGCACTGCTACGCCAGTAGACATATACCTCAATTTCCTCATCGACGATGCCGATCAGGATATCACCGGCGGTGGCGCTTCCTCACTGCTCTACTCAGGTACACTGACAATCTGTTGGGTTAACCTGGGCGATAAATAATACACACTGTGTTGGTGTTACAGGAAGCCGGGGGATGATTAGGGCCCCCGGCTTCTTTGTTTTAACTCGAAGGAGAATGTCATGAGTGTTGTTGATGGGTTGGTTCTCGATGTACCTATGGATAAAAGCAAGTCCTACGGCGCTTGGGTTTCCCATAACCAGGGCGATGTCCACGTCTACGTGATGAATGGTTCCGTGGTGATCGGTACCAATATCTCGTATAAGGATAAAATCGAGTTCAGCGATATTGCTCTCATCGCTTCTGATGATGAAGGACTGCGGCTTCAGTTCGCCAATGGCACTGAGGTAGCTAATGTTACCCGCCCTGTTTGTTTCCCTGCTTCGGTCTTTTGAAGATAGCCATGTATTCGCATGGTCGAACTAGAAGTATTTGAACTAATTCCCACTCAGCATCACCAGCCATATTTAACCTAACCCTAAATGTGTAATCGTCGTATAAATCCATCTCATCCAATGGCAACTGTGTGTATTCCCACTTCGTGTTAGACATGATTCACCAATCGGTTTGCGAGTTCAAGTAAGACATCGGCATGGCATGGGTTACCTGGTTTACACCAGCACGCCAGATCCTTGCCGCGTAGTTCCACAAGCCTGAATACATCGACGAACGCGGTTTGCCTGATGAGTAATGAGTACTTCCGCAGGCATTCCTCTGCCGTCCCATCTTCACCAACCTTGAATTGGTTACCCCACTTTGTTGGTCTGCCTACGTAAACGGTGTTGGGGGGCATTCTCCACCCTCGTGTTCTCTTCCGTTGGATACGCTTTGGCATAGTAAGACCCCTGAAATGGTGGCCAGCACTTGACGATACCCTCTGCCTCCACCTTCTTGATGAAGTTGATATGGTCAGTTGTCTCAGGGATGTCGAATATACTGGCAATCTCGTGATAAGATTGCTTCACCTTCATCCCCTCATCCTGCAACTTGACGAGGGTTTTGAATATCTTCTTTCTGATAGGGACGCCTGGCCTGTACTTGCCCGTATTATCCATGGCGACCCTCCGGAAGTTTGGTGAAAGCGAGAAGCCCCAACCTTATGTACTCTCTCCCCATCTTGTCAGATAGGATCTCATCGCGGCAGAGAGTGCAGGAATAAACCTCCCTGGATTGTTTGGTAGGCCGCATACCAGAAGTGGCGATCATGTAGCAAATACACTTCGGGTACCCGTTGTGGTGGCATGCAGTGCAGATATCAGCACTGACCACTTCCGCTGCGGGACGGATGATGGCGAGATACTCAGCATAATTGGGACAGTCAATCTTGACGCAACATCTCAGCCTACGCGATGGCTTGAACCACTGGCGAATGAGGCTCATCAACTTTGAAAGCATTGGGGTTCTCCGGTGCAATGATAGGAAGTTCCTCCCGGCGTATGCCCACGTCGGTAGGGGCGTCTATTCCAAGCCGGACCTGGCCGTTCTTAAACGAGACAACAGTGATGAGTATCTTCTCTCCTACCACTATTCTCTGCCCAGGCCTGCGAGTGAGTACCAACATGTCTAGCCCCTCCTTGAGCGTCGATGAAGATGTCGCCATGCAACACGATGGCATCATTGAGTGAGTAGAACTCAATGGCCACCACGTTCTTGAGTTTATTCTGCCTGGCGTACTCATACGCCTGGGTGTAGTAACTCCAGAATGGGACTTTACCACCCTCTTCGTAGAGGATGTCACGCTTATCATCCTTGTACTTCGCTAAGACAACCATGGCTAGTCCTCCTTGGGTTCTCCTTCAGTGGTATCATCTTCGACAAACTTGCCGGAAGATTGTTCATACAGTTCGTTCAGACATTCTGGTTTATCCTTCAGCACCTCCACGGTGAGAGGGCATGCCGCAGTAAACCAGATCTGCCATGCCTGTGAGTCAACTTCCTTTAAGGAAGTCTTGGGGTTGATGAGGTGGATCTCCTTGGCCAGGCTTGCCCATGGAGAACTACGTTTCGAGGTTCGCTTTGCTGCCATAAGAGAATGCCTTGCAAAAAATAAGCCAGCCAGTCCATGACCTTGACATCGGAAAGGAAGTGGAGCGAACGGCGTGCCACCGTGGCATACAATTCTCTGGCTGGCTACGTGGCAGTGTACGGAATGGAAACAACAATGTCAACTGGATTAACGGTAAGATTCGTGTGGATAATAGAACCCGTCGTCAAGCTCGACATCCCCATTGCCCATCAGTTTCCTGATTTTTATCTCGCTGCCTAGCTCGGCACAGCCAGCCAGTTTGAAATCCATCTCAGGCAGGTCCCCGTATGGCCTGCCAACGATCTTGACATGATGACCGACCTCGTGGGGGAAGCCAAGCTTGTCACGTACCGCATGCCATTCATCCTGGTTGTACTTCCGGTTCCCGTAGATGATGGTGGTTGGTCCGAATGTGCCATCATTATTGATGGGGATGTGACACATCGGTCTGCATAGGCTGGCAGGCTGCGGTCCATGGTTCGTCTCGACGATGATATCCTCGACGGGTTCACCGATGATTTTGCCGACAGAGTACCCGCCGATGATCATGCCATCTCCTGGCAGGTCAACATTGTAAGGTTCCATCCACTTGATATCATTCATGTCCACGCCGATCAAATCGTCTGGCATATCTAAGCTCCTTGTGCGTAATACTCGGAAGGAAGTTTGTTCCCCTTGTTGTTGTTGCATGGGATACAGGCAACGCACCAGTTGGATGGGAGATCCACCCCGCCCCGAGATAGCGGGATGATGTGTTCCAGGCTGGCAATCTTCAGGGGGATTGCTTTCCGACAGTATGAGCATCGCCCATTCTGATCGGCGTATAGTAGTAGCCGGTGGTAGCTCCGCTCTGTGGGGGTGGAACTACCAGGCCGAGGCATATCATGCAGGGCAGCTTGGAAAGCTTCCTCTACATTGGTTGTTTCGACCGATCGCTTAGCGCTGCGGTGTAGCATTACTCCGGGTAAGGTGGGGTGGGGAAAGCACACGGCACCATGGATGACATGGTACCGGTGAGGTCTTGGTTTGGTTTCGACCATCTTCCCCACGGTCAGGTTGATAGTCACGCACTTCCCTACCAACTCGTAGGCGAACCAGTTATCCTTCTGCTGCTGGACAACGGTCACCTCGTAGGGTTCGGCGATTTCAAGCAACTGATCGTAAGTAAGAGACGGTATCGAGGCCATGAACATTAGCTCCTTCGTTGGCGGGCAGCGGCGATGCGACTCCGCAGCATAGTCCATCTGTCAATAGATGAACTGGCTGCTTCCACTGGTTTATATCTGGTGGCTACCTTCACTTGGATATTATCTGCCAGATTACGGGCAACCGACAGGGCAACATCTTCGTCAACCGATTCATCGGCCAACCCACCATCTGAGAATTTACCCTCTATCGCCTCAGCCGCAACCAATTTCGACGCCATCACACCGACGGCGGCTTGTTGGGCGCTGGCACCGTAGTAGAAGTAAACCGTCTTGCAGTTCAACTTCTGCCCGATTCGCCACGATCGCTTACTGGCCTGGCGTAGCACGTTCAGTTTGAACCCGGTCGAATACCAGAGCAACGATGGGAAGTTGAACCCGGGACCGAACAGTTCCAAGCCGGTCTGTACCAGTTCAGGATGGCATAGCCCCACATCGCAGCCAGGTCCGTTCTTGTGCAGCCATTCGATGCGGGTGGATGGTTTCACTGTGGCTTTGAGTGATGCCACCTTGAACCCATTCGCCTCCATGATGTACTGCAGCCGGTCCCTGGTGTCATCCCGGACAGCGAACACCCAACACTTCCGCCCCTGCTTTTTCTCCTCCCGGATGAAATCCATCAGGGCTTTCTCCTTCGGATAGACCACGGTCCTATCGAAGTCAGCGGTGGCATAGATGCGGATGTACTTGCCATCCTCATCCGTGTACCCCACATCCTTCCGGTCGTATGGCACATCTGGCCAGGTCATGAAGGCTTCGAGCATTGGCCCAAGTAACTTCATCGCCATCTTGGGGTTGTTAACATAGAGCCTGCGGAACTCATTCAGGCAGGTATCCTTCATCACGTCGTACTCGGCCTGCATTCCCTTATCCATGTCGATCTTTACCGTCTCCTCGTGGTACGACGGGAGCTCGGTAGCAATCTCTGGCAACGACATGAACACGGTGTAGTTGGCAACGAAGTCCGGATACAACTGAGGCATGATGCCTGGCTTGACATCCTGGGTGGATGACTTTGAACTGCCCGCGCCACTCTTCCGCTTGACTCCTCCCGAGGTAGATTTGATAACGGTTTGGATACGCCCGTACCTCTTGGCGAATTCAATCTCACTTCCCCATCCGAACCCATGGCGGATGAAGTCACGAGGTTTGAGCCTGAACAATAAAGGCCGTAAGTCTTCCGACTTGCCAGCCAGTAGGGTACCAGTGGTCAACAGGGTATAGTCGGCATGCTTGGCGAATAGCGTGGCCGCCCACCCATCGATCGAGTCAGAACCTTTTGACTCGTGGGCTTCATCCCTGATGAAGTATTCAAACAACCTGCAACCCTGTGACCTCACGTATTGAGCAGGGGATATCTTGTGGTTGCTCGGTTGCCAGAGTGGTTCATTGCATGGCCGCAGCTTGGTACCGCAGACAGCTTCTTCCCCATCCCGCTTGATTTCCCTCGGGCATTCCTCCAGATCGTGGTGATAAGAGATCCCGCAGGTATGGCACCACTTACCGCAGCACTTCAGCCATCCGCGTTCGATATCCTCTGGTGATGCCGGCAACCCTTTCTTGTTGCGGGCTACATAAGCACATCGAGGGCAGGTCATGGCCTGGATGGTGATCTTCCCTGTATCCGTATCGAACTTGCATAGCCGGCGGATGGCAGCACACCGCTTGGAGTACCCAAGCTTTGCCACTGTCATGGCCATGATGTACCAGACAGAATGGGCGGGAGGCGGGGAGTACTGCAAGTCAAGGTACTGCTGCCAGTTCTCAATGATGGTGGCCTGTACCCCGTTGCCGAGGAACTTGTGTACCTCGCTCTTCCACTTCTCTACCAGGTGGGGAGGGCAGATGACCAGGCTGCGGTACGGCTTCCCATTGGCATGGCAGTGGCACACCGCAATAGCTTGCGTCGTCTTCCCGGTCCCCATGTTGCAGCCCAAGATGCCCAGCTTGTTCAGTTGGATAGCCTTCACCATGCCGGTGACTGCGTGCTTCTGCTTCTCCAGCAGAGGGACAACCATCTTCTCGGAGATAGGATGGTTGGGTTGGGTGGATGGATCGTGCAGCGGTTCAGAATGCTGGCTCACCTTATCGGCAAGCTGATTGCTGAACTGTGTCACGTACGATTCGATGGTCGTGATGTCGGTGATCGGTTTCATGGGGCCCCTTATTCGCAGTAGGATACTTCGGAATAGTCAATGCTTTCCCAATCAATGGTAGGAAAGCACTCCGGATGCTTTGACTGGATGTGCTACCTTCATGAGGTTCTGATAGTTTGCTGAACGGATGGCAGCGCCTACCATCTCCTCCTTCGCCCGATCCACAATTCGTTCAAGGGCATTCTTGTACCCTCGCCGGCGTTTCTCTTTCGCCTTCCTATTCTTACTCGGATGCATTGGCTGTCCCCTGTAGGTGGATGAGGTTACTCTTGATGCCATCCACCACGAGGGCATCAAGTGCTTCGGTATCGCAGTCCAGGTACGAACCCATGGGGTTGAACCCCAGGAATTTGGATAATTTCTTATCGCCTTCCAGCTTCATCCGTAACCACGGCTCCCACTCTTCCATGAATGGGGTTTCCGTGTTGACCTTGAATGCCTGTATCAGGCTGGCGGTATCATCATTCCAGAGACAATGGGGATCCTTCGACTTGACCAGCATGGCAGTCCACTTACAAGGAAGCGGGTGATGCTGGCGTGTGTAATGGTACGGGCACTTGGTCACGAAGTAGGTTCCCACCTTCACCGTGGCCTGGTTGGTATTGAGCGAGGCGAAGATAGCCTTGCACGATTGTTCCGGTCCTACCACGACTAAGGCCTTCAACTCCTTCGCGGCGAAGCAGGCCATGTAGGCACGGCAATTCACGCGGCTGTCCTTCGACTCCGCTGTTACTGTGACGAATTTCATCTTGTCTCCTTTCCACATCGAGGGCATGGCAACAGAAGGTAGGCATCACCATCGTATCCACATGAGCATTTAATGGGACCGTAGACAACGATGAGATGAACCTTCTTCTTGAAGTAGAATCGCGTACCCCCATAGGGGCCCGCCGACTTACCAACACCGGCCAGTTCCCACCCATCATTCCCCAGGTAGTCCATGCCTACCTGGTCGTCAGGGTTACAATCGCCTGTTCCGTTGTCGATGATCTTGTATTGCCACCGGTCCATTATGATTCCTCCTCATAGCAGTTGGCGTCAACAAAACAGGCTACTATCACAGGGCCTTTCTCGTCGGTGTCATACATCCCATGGTGTGATCTTTGTGAAGCCCGGTGTCCCCCACATGTGCATCGTCGCACCGTTATGGGATCCGAACTCATGGCAATAGGATCATACCCGCCTTCATCGAAACCTCTTCCGATAACTGGCAGGTCGCCATACTTCTCCATAAACAATTGGAGTTTAGCCATCAGTTGGCTGACTTTCATTTCCTTCATCACCACTGGTCTACTCCTTGTTGAGAATTACCCAGGAATCAAGAGCCGCTTTAAGCTGGTGTTTGTCAGCCTCAGTGCCATAGGCAACTACTGACTGGAGATGATTCCATATATGGTCCACCATCGCCGATTTGGCGTGAGGTGAATCATCCAACATCAAGGCTACGATCGCTCGTTGCCGACGGCGTTCTTCTCGGTTCTTGTCTGGCATGTCTACTCCTCGTAGTAGGTGATGGTGGGGAAGACACGCTTGACATCGGCATTAGCATCGCAAATGAACGTGTGGAAGGTTTCAGCAATAGCGTAGGCATTTATTGCGTTGTGGTCGTTGTTCGCCTTGACGCATAGCCCATTCCCACCTTCCCCATCATCATCGGGGATAACGAACCATGCCCCATCTGGCAGGCTTCTGAACTTGACGATTGTTTCCTTCTTTAAGGCAACGATGTTGACATTCTGTTCCATGGGATTCTCCGGTTAGTCGGTTACGGTGATGGTGGGGATGACAGGGATTACCAGATCATCTTGTCTGGCACATACAAAAGATGCGCCGTTGCAGGTTATCAGTATGGCGGTGAAATTATGTACGCCCAAGCCTATGGGAGAACCCATCTTTATTAAAAGTTCTTCTACCTCAACCCTTGATTGAAACTTAAACCAGTCACCTTCGGCTAGGTCACTGAATCTCGTGTCGCTTATCTTGTCTCTAAAGATGATCTTCGCTGGCATATGACGCCTCCTATTTGATCTCGTGAATCACGCCATCGGCGTTGACTGCACGGATCTTGAGTTTGATGTTCTCTCTCATGGTTTGGGTATGGGTGACCTTTCCATCGTCACTCTCGCTGGTTTCATCCTTGACCAGTTGCTCCTCCTTATACGCAATACCGCGTACCACATGGGGTTCATACCCTTCTGGTGCGAAGTATCCATCCAGGTACCCGCTTGCCAGGGTAAGGCCGAGATGCCCAGGCCCCAGGGGAAGAATGGGCTTCAGCTTCACCTTAACGGGTGACTGGCTGAACATCCTCCAGAAGCGGGCATGCTCCATGTGCTTGACTATCTCGACATCGGTGGGTGCTAGTCTGTCAAATGACCGTACTGAGTCTCCTTTCGGTAAACTGATGGTGGGGACCTCGGTCACCTGCTTGATCGAGGGATAGATCACGTTCTCCACCTGGAACTTCTTGGTACCGGCGAGAACGGTTTCACGATATGGCCGCAACTCGTAGGGCAGTTGCAGTTGAACGACATCGACACAGCATCCACACATAGCCCGCTTCACCTCATCGGTTACCCGATCAGATGGGCAGTGCAGGACGATCAACCCGCCCTGCCCCACGTACCTGGCGACATGCTCGATGAAGGTAGTCTCCATCGATTTGGTGTGACTTCCGCCCTGTTTGAGTTCGTTGTCATAGGGAGGATTCACCCAAGCCATGCTGAATGATCGAACGGGGACTATCTTCGCATTGAAGAATGAGCAGTGGACCACATGCCCCAGCCTGGTAGAGGCTTCCTCATGCCGCTTCTCATCCAGTTCCACGCCGTAAAGGTTCTCCTTGGGTACACCTAGTTGCTTGCCTATATGTTCGAGCGCCGCACCTGCACCGCAGCACGGATCGATTATTCGGATATCTTCGGGTTGTTTCACTGACAGCGATCGACATATCAGGTCGATGGTTGCCAGGTTGACGGGGTAGAAACCCATCTTCACTTCAGCGGCTAGTCTCATAACACCTTCCTCCCTGTAAGCCGGTCGAATAACTCACACAGTTCGATGGTTCCGTAGGTGAATAGAAGTACTCCTATCACACCCAGGCATATTTGATTGTTAAATCCTGAAGCGAGTAGGCCGAGGATCGAGCAGGAAAAGCACATACGGACGTTGAACGCTCTCATGACTTTCTCCAGTTGGCCTTCACTAAGGCACATGCGACTTGCGGACAAACCGAGTTGCCGATCTTGGCGACCTGGTTACTTTTGCTTCCTGTCAGGATGTAGTCATCGGGGAACCCTTGGGCACGAGCGAGCTCCCGAGGTTGCAGCATCCGCATTCCGATGTCAGCGATGGCATAGGTGACGCCATCAATCTTCACTGTCACCACACTGATGGTGTGAAGCGGGTCGTCTACCTCCTGGCCTATCGCGGTACCGAAGTACTTGCATAGGAAGGCATAGACCAGCCCGAACTTCAGCCCACCAGCCATCACCGTGCCCAGCGGATCCTCGACCGATGACCATTGCTTCTCCCCCTGCCCCATGCGGATGAGGGAGGCAGCAGTCAACGCATGATGGTCAACTGAGGTGATTGTCCCGGCCGGCTGGTCGATCTTGGTACCGACCACACCGCCATAGTGTTTAGTCAGCATGGCAGCTACCAGGGCATGCCGGTTCTCCGTGGTCTGCGTACGGATAGGCTCATCCGCAGCGTGCCCCCTGAACTCGTTGCTCTCCTTGTTGGCACCGTAGTAGGTGGATATGTGGGCAGTCACCAGGCAATGTTCCGCCTTCTTCGTGATGGTAGTCAGAGGCTCATCTGCCCCGTTGGAGTACTTGCCATTACCTCCTGTCTGTCCGATACGGACGATTGTGGGTACCACCGCAGCCTGGCCGTGCTTCTTGCACACGGTAGACATCGGCTCATTAATACTCTGTCCCCTGAATCCTTCCCCGCCGTGGTTGACCTCGACGATGAAAGGCGATGGATTCTCCAGCACATACCGCTTGATGCCCAGGGCGATACGCCGCAGCGTCTTCTCTGCCAGTGGTTTCTTGCGGTCGAAGATGGACGGGCAGGGGATTGACCAATCGATACACTCTGCAGCGGTTCGATAGGGCTTCCGTCCAGGTCCGTGGGTAGGGCGTGGCCATTTGATAGGTTTGTCGTCACATCGGGCGATGATGAACAACCGACGGCGATGGGTTGGAGCTCCGAAGTCAGCGGCATTGAGTACCTTGTACTCAACCTTGTAGCCAAGATACTTCAGTTCCCTCACCCATCGCTTGAAGGATTCACCCTTCCGCGTGGGATCCGGAACCATAGTAGGCTTACCATCTTCCTCATAGAGCAGGTTACCACCGGTATCCCGGGCCTGGATGAGAGGCCCCCAATCCTGGAACTCCCTGACATTCTCCAGCATGATAAGACGCGGCTTGACCTTGCGTGCCCATCTCACGACGATCCACGCGAGGCAGCGAATCTTATTGCTGACCGGCTTCTTTCCTTTGGCTCTCGAAAAGTGCCTGCAATCTGGTGAGAACCACGCCAGACCGACAGGATAGCCCTTGCAGGCCATGACAGGATCGATCTTCCAGACCGATTCGCAGTAGTGCCGAGTAGCCGGATGGTTGAACTCATGCATGTGAAGTGCTGAGGGATCATGGTTGATAGCCATGTCGACGGCACGTTGCAGCGCCATCTCTATCCCTGTGGATGCTCCACCACCGCCGGCGAAGTTATCCACGATCAGTTCCACCCCTGTTTTCAACCGCTTCCGGTTCTTGGCCGTCTTCCTGGTGCCAAAATCTAACATCATAACCTCCCTTGGATAGTGCGTACCCACTCAGGGCGTGGCATTCCGCCCCTCGTGGACATGCACTATTTCGGGGATTCCGTTAACCGGTGGGCATTCTGAGGACAATCACGAAGGTAAATGGCGTATCCCAAGGATGGGCTGTCCGGAATACAGAACCCATTCGTCCTGTCGGTGGTGATATGAGAGCTAACACGCATTGGAGCATTGCACACCAGGCGTTTGTACTCTTCCTCATTGCGGCCATCACTCCAACGAATGATGGGAATATACCCGAGGCTGTACATCTCGCGGACCAGTAGTACCCCATGATGGGATCTTTCGGGCAGTGGAATCCACCCCCGCGCTATCGTCTTCTCGTTGGTGGTACGGATCTGGAAGAAAATGAACTCATTTTCCATCTAATTTCCCCTTTGAAGTGGCAATCCATACATCGCAGTCACAGCCACTCGGTGACTTGCGTGTGATGCTGGCCTTTTGAATGAAACCGGCATCAAAGAGTTTCTTCCGGCGTGGACGCCAGGAATTAGCGATTGTTGGTATGACCT